TAGCTCAATCAGATATATATTCAAAAAATTCAGTTCAAACTATTTGTTCTCCAGCTATTTTAACTGTTTCTATTCAACCAGCTCATCAACCAATAGGAATGTTTCATCTACTTCTTTAGTTCATACGATACCAACATTAGTATTTCATTCTAATACAGTTCAAGCTGTAGTTCAAAAATCTTTATTGAAAGCTGTATTCTTAGTTATAGTTGGTTCTTTACCATCTAAAGCAGTTTGTGTTTTATCTGAACTATATACTTTAGTAGTAGAAGTTGTAGTGTCATCTATATCAGAAGTAATAACATATTTATTTGCATTATAAGCTATTCAATCTAATTTAGTTTTATCTCAATCTACAAAAGCTCATTCAGTTAGAATATTTTGTTTTAAATCTAAACTATCCTTGGATAACTTTTCACTAATATAATGTGTATCATCAGGAGTAGTTTGAAAAGCTGTAAGTTTATTAGCTTTTAATTCATATATACTTAAATCAGGTGTATCAGTTAAAGAATTATAACTTTTTTCTGATAAATTATTTAGTTTATGATTATGATTTCATTCACTTACAGTTCAAGCTGTAGTTCATAAATTAAGATTAAAACCTGTTTTTTTAGTAAATGCCGGTTCAAATACTCAAGGAATAACTTGCATAATATGATTAGTAGTATCTATTGATAAAGTAGTTCAATCAACCTTATCAGATAAATATCATGCAGTATCATCATTATTATCTGCTTTTACTTTTTCATCTCATCAACTACTTCAAGAAATACTTGTTTTCATTGCAACTTCTCAGTTAACTAAAGTAAATTTTAGTTTTTCTAAGTTATCTCTTGTTAATTTATTAAAATCTTGTAAGTTCATTATGTTATATTTTTATACAACTAAAACCCTGATTTTTCAATCAGGTGTAAATTTTCTTTTTTCTAGTTCATCTAATGATATTCATTCAGGAATTGGTGTTCAAGTTCATGATACGGTTACTACATCAACAATTACTTCTCAATTAGATAATAAGAATTTATTTTTTTCTAAATTATCTTTCATAATATTTAGAATTATTTATTAAGTTTTTCTCTAATTAATTCTTCAATTCTTTTTATTACAACATCTTTTTTAGGATTAATTGTTCATAAATCTATTCAATTTTCTCTCAATATACTTTTTAATTTTTGATAACTAACATCTTTAACATTAATTGTTCCAGAAACAAGTTTATCTAAAGTAGTTTTTTCTTCTTTAGTATTTTCTATTATATCTGTAATAGCTTCTTTTTCTTTAGATCATGTCTTATCATTAATTATATTTTCTAATTCTTCTTTTGTTATTCATCATTTTTCTAGGATAATAGTTTTTAATTCTTTATATAATGGATTTAATCTCTTATATTCATCATTAAGTTTTTTAAATTTTTCAACTTTATTAGTAATTTCTATTCTATTTTCTTGTTCTTTTTGTTGTTCTTCTAATAGTTTTATTTTATCTTGTCTGATTGATTCTTGTAGTTGTTCTTTTATTTTTGTATTTAATTTTTCTTGTTCTATATATAATTGTGATTTTTTAGCTTTTAAATTACTTTCAGATGATTTTATTCATAACAATTCATTTGAAGTTTCTTTTTTAACTTCTCTAGCTTCTTTAAGGATTTGTTTATTCTTTTCTTCTTGTATTAATAATTTTTGTTCTCTTTTTTCAAGTTCTATAGCTCTTAATCTATTACTTTGTTCTGTATTTTTTATATTTTCTTCTTTTTTTCTCATTTCAGAATATAAAGCATTATTATTATTTTCAAATTCAGCTATTATTTTTTGTTTTTCTTCTCTTAAAGCATTATTATATTTAATTAAAGTTTCTTTATTTTTTCATTGTTCTTCTATTTCTGTACTTAATCTAGCATTTTCTGATGTTAAATGCTCATTTTGAGATTTTAATGTTCTGTTATTTTTTTCTAATTCTTCTAATTCTTTTTTAGCTTTTTGAATTAAAATTCTTAAATCAGATAATTGTTCTATAGTTAATTCCATATAATTATTTTTAAAAATTAAATTTGTTCTTTTGAATTATAATTATTATTTATTTTATTACAAGCTTTTATAAATTCTTTAGTTAACTTAATTAATTCTTTTTCATGCTCTTTAGATATTTTCTTTTCAATTTTTATATTATGTTCATCTATTTTTTTCATTTTTTCTTCTATATTCATATATTAAATATTATAAAATAAAAATACCTAAGTATAAGCTTAGGTATTTTTTTATATGAGTCAAATTAGACTACAGTTTTATTTGTAAGTTTACCATTTGCTCTTGGATTAGTACATACTAAATTTCCATAGAATTTCATTGTTGCTTGATAAGCAGGAATTCTTTTTCAATTTATATCATATACATTAGTTAAAATAGAACCATTACCATCTTTTAAATATTCTAATGGATTCAATTCTGCTAATGACCAAGTTTCAGTATCTAAAGCAAACATACATCCTTCTGGACAATCAAAATCTGCCACCATAGGTACTGGTTGTTCTCATGCAAGAACTTCTATACCTTTAAATCAACCTTTTAAATCAACTGTATTACTATATCTTTTGCTGTAATTAAATTAATTATTTGGTCTTCAGTTAATATAGCTGATGTACTATCTACATAACAGTTTACCCAATCATTTGTATCTCTTGCAATATTTTGGAAAGTTCAACCTGGTTGTTCAGATGTATCTGATACAAGATTAGTTAATCAATCTAATTCTTCATATGTAGCAGTAGCTGAGTTATAAACTCAATCTATAATTAATATATCTCATGTAGCTGTAGTAATAGCTGTATCAAATGTAACTGATGTAGCTGAATTAATAGTTTTAACTACTACTTTATCTGCAGTACCTCATTCAATTTCAGCTCTAGTACCAACTAATACTGTTTGTCCAACTCTTAGATGTCTAGTAGATTTAACAGTTTGAGTAGCTACAGAAGTACCATTAGCTGTAATTACAGTTAATGTTCCTTTACCATCACCAAATAATTGTCTATTTAGAGATTGTTTAAACTCTCTTTCTAAATCTTTACCAAGTTTTTTTACTAAATTTATAATAGCTCCTGGTTTACCTTTTGCTATTTGAATAGCTGAGTCATATATAATATGAGAACCATAACCAAATTTAGCTCAAACAACCATTTGTTGGTCTGTAGATGCTCAAACAGTAATTGGACCTGTATCACCTGTAAATCCTACACCAGAATGTCAGCTTGTAAGTGCAGTTATATATATTTTATCATTATTAAATGTAACACCATCTAAATTCTTTTTAAAGTATTTTAGTAATACTGTTTTTTCAAATATTTGAGATTTAATAGTTGGAAGAATTAATTTTTCTAACAATGCTCAAATTTGTTCAATTGTAATATTCATAATCTTTTAGTTAATAATTAATTTTATTTAGTTTGACCAAAAGAGTTAAGTATTCTTTGTGCTTCTTCTTCAAAATCTTTATCTCAGTTTTTAAAACTAGGTTTTCTTTTTGTAGGAGTAAAATTTCATTTATTTCACTTATCTACTTCAGTAGTTTTAGTTTTATACTTCTTAGCATAAATTTCAGAAGAATATTTATACTTATATAACTCATATGGATCCTTTGGGAAGAAATTCTTTTCTTTAGAAAATTTTATCAATTCTTCAATATTGAATTTAGGAAGTCAATCTTTTCAGTCATATTGTTTAGTAAGTTCAGAAATTCTTTTAGAAATTGCTTCAGTTTCTTTTTTATTTAAATCTTCTTGCAAACTTTTTATAGTTTCTTCTCTTTCTTCCAATTCTTCTTTAAGCTCTTCCATTTTATCTTCCATTTTAGAAAGTCTTGTATCAAGTCATAATTTTCTTAAGTTAGCTTGTTCTTCCTTTTCATCATCAGATAATTTAGAAAAATTTTCTTTTTCTTTTTCTATTTTATTTAATAATTTTTCATATTTTTTCTCAACTGATTTTCTTTTATCAATTTCTTTATTTAATCTACTTCTTGGAATTTTTAATTCTTCTTCTTCTTTAACTTGTTCTTTTTTATTTTCATCTTCTTTATTTTTATCTTCTTCTTCATCTTCTTCTTTATCTTGTTCTTTATCTTCCTTTTCTTCTGAAGGAGTTTTTACATCTTCACTTGATGAGTCTTCATTTGTAGTAGATTCTCATTCTTTTTTTCATTCTCAATCTTCTATTGAGTTAATAATTTCTAAAGCTTCTGCTTCAAAATCATTTTCTGCTGTAGGTTCTGCTCCTACTCATTCAGTAGTTTTTAAATCATCCATCTTATATATGATTTTAAAATATAAAACATTTTTTGTGGTTTTGTCCACATAATTTTACAATATATTTTTTATTATATTTGTCAAATATTTTGTTGTTGCTGTTGTGTATTCTGTTGTGTTCAAGATTGTTGTTGTAGTTGTTGTCAATTATTCATTAATGCTTCATGCTGTTGCATATGTTGCATCAATAACTGTGATTGTGATCATTGTCATATTTTTTTAAGCAAGGCTCAATGTATAGCTAAATGAATTTCATGATTTTCTCAATTTTGTGGAACTATTTGAATTCAATTCATTAATTTATCATTTTCTAATTGTGCTTGCTTTGATTCTAATCAATCTTCTCAATCTTGTCTTTCTTCTTTTTCTTCTTGTTCTTCTTGATATTGTTCAATAATTGTTGCAGTATCTCAAAGTTTATAAGCATCTATTATTAATTTATCAGGAATTGCTACTCATAGTCATCTTAATTCTACTAAATCTTGTCTAGATTGTAAATCAGAGAAAGCACTTCATGGAATAATTTCTACTTCAATATTTTTTATTGGTTTTATTTTTATATAATCTTCTGAAATTGGTTGTCAAGTTATTTTTTCAACTTCCATTTTAAATCATTCTCATATAATCATAACTTTTTCTCAATTTTCTAGAGTTTGTTGCCTAGGTCAATAATGTTTACTAGCTAAATCTAAAATTCTATAAGCTAATTCTTCAAGAAAAGTTTTTAAATTATCTACAGGTTCTGATACATTATTATTATCACTAGCTTGTAATTGTGCTATTGCAACTCATGATAAAGCTGTTCAACTTAATCTTCATGTACTTTCACTATGTATTCATCAAATATCTTCCATCATTCTTTCAGTTTCATTCATATGAATATTGACTTCTTGTGGAAGATTTCAAGTTTCCATTGGAGTAGGTTTTGTTCATGTATATTCTATTACTTGTCAGTTTCTTCATTTTATAACTGACATCTTATTACCTTTTTGCATCATTATTCTTCATTTTGCAAATTTTTCTAACCAATCTGCTCTATTAGAATATCATTCATCTAAAGCTTTATTTAATTGTATTAATGGACTTATCCAAGAATTAGAATATAGTAATCATTTATTTCTTTCAGGTTGATATGCTATAAAAGGAAAAGTATCATATTCAGTCAATTCATCTCTAATTATTATATCTCATACTCTAGTAATTATTCTTACTTTATTTCAGTTATTATGATATATTTGGTCTTCTTCAGGAGATTTATTATCAGTTATATCAGTTCATATTTCATTATCCATTATATATAATTCTTGAACAATAACACTTCAATTTTCATCTACAGGAATTTTATATTCTGATTCTAGAATTGTATTTTTATAATCACTTTCAGCCATTTTTCTTTCTGCCTGAATATTTTTTAAATCTTTTTTAAATTTTCAATTTTTATATATTTCACTATTTTTAACATCATCAAGACTTTTTCTAATAGTTCTAATTATGTATTTTCATACAAATACAGGTCATTCTAATCTACCATCAGGAGATGTATAAATATTATATGGATCTTCTACAAAAATATCTATATCATCTTTTACTCAATCATATCATATATAAGCCCAAGATAGAGTTTTAGTTAAACTATGAGTTAATAAATCTTTTAATTTATCTTTTATATGATCTTCTTTATATATAGACTGTAATATTGCACTAGCTATTGTTATTTCTTCTTGTTTAACAGGTTGTTGTCTAGCACTTCTAGGATGCCATCTAGGATCATTTTTTAATATCATATTTCTTACACCTCTAACTATTTTTCTAATTTTTCAAATCTGATACATATTATCAGAAGTTATAGGAAGATTAACTAATTGTTTACTTATATTATCAAAAACAACTCTATGATTTCATTCATAAAAGCTTTCATCTACAAAACTTCTAATTTCCCAAGTAGATCTATATTCTTTTGCATCACTAAGAAAATTGTTAAACTTCTGCAATACATCTGTATATTTAGATTGTATATTATTTGTTGGCATTTTTTATATTATTAATTAGTAAAATGTTCTATTTTTCAATTATATATATTTTCAGGATTTATATCAATATTTTTTAAATCTTTATCTGAAATTTCATTTATTGGTATAAATCTATCATTATTTTGTCAAACATCAATTGTAGATTCTATATTTCAGTTTGTTAATTCAAAATCTTGTAAATTTTCACTTTTTATTAATTTACTTATATTATCAATAATTTTAAGTAATTTATTTATTATAACAAACATAATAATAATTATAATTAAACTAAATAATAGTATTGCAATTATTTCCATAATATTTTATATATTAAAAATTAATATTCTTCAACTGAGTATCAGTCTAATAAGTTTTCAACTGTATTAAAATCTAAATTATTTTTATCAAAAGTTCTTTTTATATCAAATTGTCTAATTCATTCAGTAGTTGTATTATCAAGTTGTTTTACTCAATCATATTCTAATAAATAATTTTTATAATGCAAAATTCAATAATAACAAATCATATCAGCCATCAATAAATCATCATGATTTGGAGATATTGCATTTGGTCTATTATTTTTATCAAAAATATATGTTTGTATTTCAGAGTATATTTCTTCTGATATATCAAGTTCTTTAGAGTATAAAGCTCATTTATATTTTCTAATTATATAATCTTTACTAGTTTTAGTTGTTCTAAATCAATATTTTCTGACAGCTCATTCTTCTCATAATATTTTATCATCTTTTTGTTGTATTAACATTCTTTCAGAAAACCAAGGATAATGTTTACATTCATTTATAAAAGCTAATCAAACATTATTTTCTACTAGCACACTTCATAAATAAAATCATCATCAAATATCAGTAGTAAAAAACCAATTTAATTTTTTAGCAAGTACAATTTCATTTAATCTTACTTTTAAAGTAGCAACAAGTTCTCATTTCCAATTTCTAGCACTTATTGTAGAATAATCTCATTTTATTCATCATTCAGCAATATCTACTCAAAGTATAAGTTTATCTTGTGGATTTTGAAAAAATTTCCATCATTCTATTTCTTTTATAGGTTTTTTAATATCATATCATATACTTAAATCAAAAACAGTAGTTCAACTAGAAGCAAATGCTCAATCTATTGTAGTTGGATTTTCTTGTTCAAACATTTTATATCAATCTTCTCATAAAACATTTGCATCATGTATTTTTTGTCTTCTCCAGTTAATTTGTTCTAATGATAGAGAATAAGTATTTATCAAACTTTTTTCATATTCATCAATTTTAAAATTTTCTTTTTCTTCTTTAGTTAATGGTAATACATTTCTCTCTTCTATATACCAAGGAAAGAATAATAGTTTATAACTACCTAATCATTGTTTTGCTTGCATACAAGCTCTATAAAATGTATTTCATACTCAATTTGCAGTTGTTTCTATAGTTATTTTAGTTTTTCTAAATTGGTCAATAGATAATTTAAGCTTTTTTTGTTTTTCAGGATCCATAAAAGCAAATTCTGATATATGTAGTCTAGTTGGAGTTTGTCATCTTACATCTAATCAAATTTTTAATCTATTATTTAGTAATTTTCAACTTTGAGTATATTTGAATGCTAATTCATTAGAATTATCAGTAGTAGGTTTAGGAAGTATACTTTTGTATACTTCAGGAATATTATCATAAACAAATTTAGCTTTTTGAAAGAATACATCTAGTAGATCCTGTCTATGAGTAATAAAAACATTATTTATATTTTTTCATCAAAATAAAACTTCATCAAGCATTAGAATGATATATAAAGTAGAAACTCAACCTTGTCTATATTTTAGAATTATATCTCTAAAATCTCATTTTTCTTTTAAAATTCTAGTTTGTATTTTATTTGGTATAAACTTTATAGTTTCTCATGCTTCATTTACTATAAAATATAGATTAGTTAATCTCCACCAAAAATTACTGAATAGATTTTTTAATACTTCTTGTTTATTTTTATCAATATGTGTCATATTACAATCATAAGTTATGTTCATATAATCAGTATCTAGCAATTAATAATGCATCAACTATTCAATCATGAGGAACTTTACTTCTAGGAGTAGCTAGAAAGTAATCATTTGGATATAGATTTCTAGCAGCTAATAAGCTAGTAGCTTTTGTATCATTTTGTTTTTTTCATTCTTTTGATTTTTTATATATTTTTGGCACATCTCTCCACATTATTTTTTGCCATTTTTTTGGTTTTATATTTATAACTCTATAATTAGTCATGAAAGCCATTCATTGCAATAATCATATACCCTTTCATAAATCCATCATACTAGATTTTCATATTCAAAATATTGTACCTGGAAGTTCTATAGAAATTAGATTATATTTATATTTTTTAAATATATTTTTTAATCATAATATATCATATTCTTTTTTTGATTTTCAAATTACAGGAATTTTACCATATTCTATAATTTTTCATTTTAAATCTATAATTGCATATCACCCTGATTTACCAGGATCCATTCATAATATCATTCTATTTTTATTTAAATAATAATCATAATTCAGGTTTAAAACTTTTTCAGTATGTAGTTACATTAGGATTTATAAAATATTTAGTTTTTTTTCACTTAACTACATTTTTAATTATTTTTTTTTCTTTTAATTCTGCCTTTATATCTTTTAAAACTCTATCTGTAACTCATAATACTTTAAAATCAACTGAATTATCTCTTTTTAAATTAGTTACTAGTATCATAAAATAATATATTACTTTTGGTCTTAATTGCAAAACTTCTTTCAGAGCTTCAATATTTATAACTCTATATTTTGTATAATTTCTCAATTTTCTTTTCTTTGTATCTATATTTATAGAATTAAATACATTTACTACTTCTCATGTATCTGTATTTATTATATTTCATCTCTTAAAATCTTCTTTTAACTCTTTTATCTTTTTTTTATTTATTATATCCATTATTAGCTTAAATTAGATAGTATATGTCTAAATTACATATTAATAAATAAAAGTCAATGCAAAAGTACGCTTTTTACGTACTTTTTATATTCTCTTGTTATTGCCTATATAATGCCTAAAAGTTACTGATTTTAAAAGTTTGTACATTATTCTATTATAATTATATATATATAAATATAGTTTATAGTCTTGTAATTATAGTAAATACTTGCTAATTCTTAAAAATATTATTTAATTAACTTTGACCTAAAATTTTATTTTTATTTGTTGTGGGATATATATAGTACCTTGAAAAATTTTTCAGCCTAAGGTTTGCAGAATTCAGCTAGCTTTATAATAAGCTATAAAATATTTTTTCTTTATGCTCTCTTACTTGTTTGTTTATTACTTATTTAGCTTTATTACTTTTTTTGTTTTATTTGACTGTTTAGTTTTTGGCTTGCTATTGCTGTTTAAAATCAATATACACATAACTGCACTTATGTAATGCAATGTATTAATGTTTTGAAGGTATACTTGGTCCTAGTGCTATGTTAAAAGCTCTGACACAGTACTATTTTTAGCTTATTGATCAGGTTTTTGTTTGTTTTTTTGCTGTTTTTTATTTTATTTGCTTTATTTAGTTTTGTTTGTTTTTTATTTTTAGGTATTTATTTAACCCTTTTTTGTTCTATCTTTATTCTATGGACTAGTTTTGATGCTTATTTCACCACTTTTACTCTAGTCTTTTAGTCTTGTTCTAATTTTGTGAACAATTCTTATTTTTGTTTTGACTTAGACTACTTTTTATTGCATAGTCTAGTTTTATTACTAAGGCTTTAGCTTGCTAGTCATCTTGCTAATATTTTTTTGTTTTGGATTTTTTTTAGTTGTAGTTATTATGTATTTATTGGTTAGGAGTAATTCTACCTTTACTTTACTTTTTAATTTTGTTTATTATGGAGAAGAAATATTATGATTTTATGGTAGGTAAGGAGGTTTATTATGATGGAGAAGTTTATAAGGTTACAAGTGCTTGGGAATATATTTGAGTTGAGCATGCTACTTTATGGTATAGTTTACTTGCTAGAGATGGTAGTTTTGCTGAGGTGGACAGTTTTGATTGTACAGATTTGGAGGATTGCAATATTATTTGAGAGGATATGGTAGCAGAGGTAGCATATATGATTTGAGAGGAAGAGGATGTTGCAGAGGAGATGATCTATGAGGCTTGATATTGTATAAGTTAGTATGATGGTTCCTACTATTATGGTAGGAGCTATTTACTAGTTTATAATTTAATTTTATTTTTATGAAGATTTTAGCTTGGGTTGAGTGAATTTCACTTATTATTTTTTTTATCAGTGTAATTAGTTGATTTTACACATTATCATGGATCCTATTTGGGGTATTGTATTTAGTTGGGTGGTTTATATTGATGTTGGATCTTTAATGCTTGCTAGTGGTTCCTACTGTTAGTAGGAGTTACTATGGAAGTTTTAAATAAATTTCTTAGGTATACTACTACCTATTACTATCCTAAAAGCTCACACAGGGGTAAAAAATGTGGTAATAAAAACCTGAAATGTTTAATTTTGGGTGAAAATGTATTTTATTTTTATAATTTTATTATTATGAAATTTAATTTAAGTTGGGAGTGAGATGGTAAGATATCTATTTCAGGTCCTGAATGAGATATGAAAGATAAGTTAGTTAATTGGTTAGAGAAAGAACAGGATGTTACTGTTGTTTGAATATTTTAATTTTTAATATATTTTATATGTGAGATAAGAAAGTAATCTTATTAGAAAAAAAGCTTAAGTTAGCAAGAGAGCTAGAGAGAATAAATGTAGAATTAAATCCATATTTAATAGATGAAGAAGATACATTATTTGAATTAATAAAGTCAAATATGGCTATAAAATATAGAGTATGAGAAGAGGAGATTATGAGTAGAACTAGAAATGCAGATGTTATAAAAGCTAAAAGAGAAATAGCTTATATCCTTAAAATAGAATATAACTATACAAATGGGAAAATAGCTAAGTTAATGTGATATAAACAGCATTGAACAATTATGAATTTAATTAAGAAATTTAATATTTAATTATAAAATTATGATAATCATGTGATGAGCAGTAATAGTTGCTTATTTTTTAGCTTTTACTGTCTGAAATCCTGATAATATGTTCTGAGCAATAGTATTCAATATATTGCTCATACTTTATTTTTTAGATAATAAATATTATGGAAATAAATAATCCTTTAGAAGTGATTTTACTTAATTATTCTTGAAAAGAGAAAGAGCTTGATATTTTTGATAAGTTTATCAGGCAAGAAAAGATTAAATTAATTTTTAATAAAAAATCATGTGAGTAAGAGTAATGGAAATTTGATGAATATTGGTTCATGTTAAATATGATCCTGAACTTGATTGTAATGTAGCCTATGTGAAAAAAGGGGATTACAATATGAAAAATAAATATGAAAAATAATAGAATAATAGATAAAGAAGTAATTGAAAATGCTTCACCTGATTCAATTTTTGCTTATTGAAGTTTTCATGATAAGGGATCAACTAATATTTGTAATACAGGTAAGGAATTAAAATGGGTTGCTGTTAGAGGATGAATTCCTGATTGGGCTGTTTATTTTGAGCCTTGTTATGCTGATGAATATAGTGTTGTTCCATGGAGTAATAATAGAATTAAAAATATATGAAATAAATTACCTACAATTATGCTTAATGAAATATTTGAGCATGTGAGTGATAAAGCAATAGAGGTTTATAGAGATTAGGTAGTATATATCCTAAAATATTTTTAAAGCTCACACAAGGGCAATAAAAAACTAGATAATTTGATTTATCTAGTTTTTTTATGCTTCAGGAGCATCAATTATATTATCTTGTGTAGTATTTTGCTCTACAACATAATCATATATATCTTGAACTCATACTGCTACATTATCAGTGGATTTTCATTCTATTAATCTGTTTTGTTTAAAAGCAGTATCAAGTATATCTGATAATGCTTTTACTTCATTAAATGATTTAGGATCCAGTTCATCTAATTTAGATAATATCACTTCTTTTCATTTAGCTAGTATTTTTCAATTAATATCATATAGTTCAGTTATTCAATCTACTTTTGGTACTCATCATTCCATAATTGTTTTATTAAGTTTATCTACTTGTCTTCTTCATTTTTGAGATAATTCATATTGCTTAGTTATAGGTACATTCTCCTGATTTAACTCATTGATAATTAATCTAGCTTTATCCATTTCTTCCTGTAATTTATTATTTAATTCTTCTTGCTTTATTTTTTTCTTTTTAGCTTTATTTTTTTGTGCATTTAATACAGATCTAGTTAAATTATCTTTAGCATTAATTCCTATTTCTGCTAGAAAATCTCTAAATAGATGATTATCAGTTAATATATAAGGGTATGTCTTTTTAAATCTAAATAGTTTATTTCTAGAAGTTTTATGCTCCTTACACCATTGTTCTTCACTAAGTTTGAATTTACTTTTACTTCTAAGAAAGTATAATGCTTCTAGGATCCAATTTCTTTTTTTATAATCTCTAACAATATCATGTAATTCTTTTTCTTTTGCTTCTTTTATTAAAAGATTTTTTAATGTTATTTTATCTCCCATATTTTATCATTAGAATGGTAAATCATCAGCTGATATTTCTTCATCAGCTCTTTTAATTCATGCTTTTTTATCTGCTTCTGCAAATTCATCTTTTGGTTTTGAGTTTAATAATTCTACAGTCATAACTAATATTTCAGTTCTATATCTTTTTGTTCAATCTTGAGCTTCCCATGAACTTGTTTGTATTTTTCATTCTACAAGTAGTTTACTTCCTTTTGATGTATATTTAGATAATAAATCTGCTTTAGGTCAGAATGCTACAAGGTTATGAAATTCTGCTTTTGATTGTTTGTTTCAATTTTTATCTTTATAGGTTTCATTAGTAGCTAAACTTACTTTAGCTACATTAGTTCAATTTGGTAGAGTTTTTGTTTCAGGATCTGAAACTAAATTTCAGGTTAGTATTACTTTATTCATTTTATTTCTTTTTATTAAATTGTAAAATCTCTTTTTCCCATGCTTGCTTATATTCTTGTTTTTTATATTTTTCTTTAGAATATTTATAGTTATTTTTTTCAATTTGAACTGAATGTTTTTCATCTTTTATTTCTCTTATTTCTTCATTTTTTATTTCTTTTAATTTTTGACAAGCTAATTTTAATAGCTTAAAATTAAATTTTCATATTTTTAGTTTATCTTTCAATGCTATATATTTAAATACTAGTATTAATAGACTAAATCCTAATAAATCTATTACAATGTATAGAGTCTGTATTTTATTCATAATTATTTTGTTAATAAATTAATATCTTCTTGCCATTTTTGGACAAATTTTTCTAATTGCTTTTCAGCTTGTTGAATATCTTTTATAATGTCTTCTATTTTAATATTTATGATTTTGAATTGTAATTTCTCTATATAAATATCAGGATTATATATTATGAAATCTAATTCCTTTAGATCCTGATTTACTATAAAGTAATTTATTACTTGCCATTTATACTCAGCTGGAATTTTATTTTCTATTATACATTTTAGGTGATTTTTAGGTCACATGCATTTTATTTCAATAGCTTTTTTATATATTCAATCTTTTTTTATAAATCCATCAGGACTTAATCATAGATATCATTTTTCATCATGTACACAAAATCATATTTCTTCTACTTTTTCTCAGGTTTTATTTTCATAGAATTCTCTTGCTTCTTCTTCCATCCAGCTTCATCTAATCATTGCTTCATTTTCAAATTTATCTCATTGTGGTGCTAATACTTCACTTATTAGATCTAATATTAAGTTTTTTTGAACTGTTGAACTTCACATTACTTGTTTTAATCTAGTTCATGTTATTCTACCTTCTCTTAATTTATCCCATTCAACAGTTTTTTGTATAACATTATATATAATCATATTTTTTATTTAGTATTTATTTTTTTATGTAAAATAGTAGTTTTTACTTCTTGTAATAATTGGTTTAAATATGCTTTCAATACAGCATGATCTGATTTATCTCAAGTTTTTATTAATATTTTTTCTTCAAAATCTTTTTTAGTTTTCTTTAGAAATTTTCATACTAAGAATGCTACTCAATAATATTCTAATACTGTAGCTTTTTTTTCAGTTCCAAGTACTACTTGTTGATCATTTATTTGTAATTGTTGTGATTCTAATAATTCTTTTTCTTTATCAGTTAATTTTAAGTATATTTTTACTTCTAATTCTTTTTCTGATATTTTACTTTTTTGTTTAAAGTGGATTAGATAATTATTTGTTTTCATTTTCTTTATTGTTAGGTAATATATTTAATTTTTCTTTTAATTCTTCTTCAGTAGGTTTGTTAGCTTCAAGTAGTTGTTTATTATAATTTCATTGTTCTGACTCATCATAAGTTCATTCTAGTAGGTCTACAAATGCCATTCTTAAAGCTTGTGCTTCAGCTACTTTTTTTATCATTGTTTTTGGTTTTGTTTTCCAATTACTCATTCATGTACTATATTCATTAAAATCTACATAATGCATCATTGGTTCATCCTGTAATTTTACTTTTATTATACAATAAGCTCCTAGTATTTTTCATCTATCTTTTAGTGAATAGCTATGTTCTTCTAATTGTCCATTTTTTACTTTGAATATATCTTTTTCACATACCACATCCACTCTATGTCATGCATATTTAGAATGTTGTTTTGCTACTTTTCTATATCAATCTCTTCAAATAAATATTTGTGCTGGAGAATTTCAATATTTCACAAACCATAATTCTTTTTTAAATGGATTTAATCAAGTAGTTCTAATTATTTGGACAAACATTCCAAATTCTTGTGGAGTGGATCCTTTAGTATAAGTTTCTTTAAATTGATTTAGTTGGCTTTGATTTCATAAATCTAATGTAATTCCTGGGAATTGTATTATTTTATTATTATCTTGTTCAATTATTTCAGTATTATTTTTTACCATTTTTATTTTTAGTTAAGTAATAATTTGCAAGCAAGTGTAAGAAGAATGCAGTTTGATTATGCCATCATTCCATATCTTCTTTCATTTTTTGTACTGCTTTATGCTTTGTAGGTAATCTTATCCAAAATCTAAGTTCAGGTTGTTTCTCTGTAATCTTGTTCATCACTTTCTTTATTTATAAAATAATGTTTAAATGATTCTATATCTTTAATTGCTTGTTTATATCAAGATATCATTGCTTGATTTTTTGTTAAACTTTCTAGCATTTTTAATTGTTCTCTTAATGAAGGTATTATTTCTTCTTCTAAGAATGCAATCTGTTGTCAATAATTCATATTATATTTGTTTAATAATAAATCTTTTTTTTGTTTTTACTATAAATCTATCTCAATAGAATTTAGTTCATTTTTTATATAATTCATAACATTTATCTAGTTGCCAATAAGGGTCATTCCAAAATTTAGGATTTTTTACTATTGTAGGATGATATCATTTATTGATTTGACATAGTCACCAGTCATAATATCAATTAGCTCATATTTTTATACTTCTTCTTTTGTATGTCCATAATCAGTTCTCTGCTTCTAATAATGCTACAAATCTTAATCATCATAATTGATAAGCATATTGTACTAATTTTAGTCTTCAATCATTTTTATTCCAATATTTATGTATTATTTGTGTTTTTGCTCTTAGAGCTATCTTTTTTTCTTTTATGTATATTTCATCCTTTTTAAATGTAATATTATTGTATGGCTTAGTTTTTGTATGAATTTTTACTTTTTTTTTATATTATATGAAGCAAATCTATTTAATTCTTTTTCACAGCTTCATTTTTCTTCTCAAATTATCTTTTTTTTCAAACATCTAGTTTTCCAAATAGCTTGTTCTTTTTTATTTTTATATTCTATTTCTTTTTTAGAATATATTTTACTATTCATGATAGCTTTTTTTAATTCATCTCACATTATTTCTATTTGAGATGGTTGTTTAAGTAATTGCATTTCAAGTTTAGTTTTTTTAATTTCTTGTTGCAATGTATAGTTTGAATAGCTTGTATATCATATAGCAGTTATTGCTACTACTCATATTATCATAATTTTTTTGTCCATAATTTTTATTATTAAGAAGTAAATTATTCTATTGGACATTTGTATGTTATTTGGTTTTGTCATTTTGTCAAATTTTTATTTGATTTTAATCTATTTATAAGTAAATTATTATTAATTGTAAGTATTTTTTCATTATTTTTACTTGCAATTCAAAAACAAAATAATAATATCTTTGTATATTCAACTGTATTTAAGATACTTAATAATTCATTATTGCTTTGGGAAGAGTAACAGTAATGAGTTATTAAGTAAAGTTGAATATATAAAATACACCTTTGAGCCACTCTTCCAATTTTGCTCACAGGTGTTTTTTATTTGTTAATTTATAGCTTATGACAGATAACCAAATAATAAGAATTCCTGTCAAATACTCTGAGCTATTACAAACTATGAATAATGAAGATGCTTGAAAATTAATCAAAGCACTCTTTGCTTGAAAAAGTGATTGATTATCATGACTAACCTTAACTTATTATAATATAATTATAGTGGATATAATTAATATTCAAAAGCAAGTTAATATTTGAAGAAAATCAGGTATATTGTGATGAAGACCTAAACAAAAAGGGGGGGTTATTGAAAACAAAAGGGGGGGGTTATTGAAAACAAAACCCAAGATAAGTAAAGATAAGTTAAGTAAAGTAAAGATAAGTAAAGATAAGTTAAGTATAAAACATAAATATTGAGAATATCAGAATGTTTTATTAACTGATAAACAGAAAGATAAATTGATTGAAGATTTTTGAGAGTCTATGTTTTATAAATATTTAAAAATAGTTGATGAGTATATACAGGTTAGTTGAAAAGTATATAAGGATCATAATTTAGTTATGAGAAAATTCAAAAATAATGACAAAAACAAAAAGGAGATTAATCATGCAAGTGATACTTGAGTGGTTTTAGCACCAAAAGTATTTTAATTTTTAATATTTTATATTATGGATAAATTAGAGTTATTTAAAAAATTATCTCCAGAAGATAAGTTAGAAATAATAGATTATTTTTTAGAATCAAAAACAGAATTATTAACTTTAATGTTTTTTAAATGTGTTAAAATATGTGAAAATACAAATGCAGATACTTTAAAAATGCAATCTGAGTTACATAAAATAAATAAAGTTTGAATTTTAGAATTTAATCTTAAAAACATATAGTATGAATAAAGAACTTTCCAAAGATGTGATTACTCATAAATTAGTAATTAAGTGAGAATTAACAAAATACATTTGAGAAGAATTTGCAAAATGAATTTTTTCACAACTTGCAAATCCTGAAAAGAAAACTATTACTATTGCAAATCCTGAGTCTTTATTATTTATAACAAAATACAGAAGTGAAGTTCAATTGATCCCATTGAATAATGATACTAGAACTTTTGAAGATAAATTAAATATGTATTGATTGAAAGATTTTCAAAAAGAAAGATTTAGGTCTATTTGGGAGGAAAGAAAAAGAACAAATAAATCTATTTGAGATATTTCTTTTAAAAAAATAGTAGAAGCTATTAAAAATAGTAAAATTTAATTTAAAAACATTATGAAAAAAACTTTAAAGCAAAAATATTTTACAAGGAAAGAAGTTGCTAATTATTTTTGAATATCAATAAGTAGTTTAATCAAACTTATATATAAAAATTGATTAAAAGAAAACAAAATGACTTGAAAAAAAGGTGAATGGTGAAATAAAATAATAAGAATTAGTCAAGATACTATTGATAAATTAGAAAAGAAAATTTAATTTTTAATAAAAAACATTATGGAAAAAATAGTAATAAACACAAAAACTCAAGAAGAATATAATGAGTTAATGAAAATATTTGAAAAGAAAGGTTGGTTTTGGTATGGATGAGGAGAACA